GATGATGGTCGCCACGTTGGCCTGGTTCAGCAGGTTGGCGCGGCTGGTCGCATCGGACAGGCCGAAGTCGATCGCACGTGCCGTACCGACGATGCCGTACAGCTCCTGGTTCGACGGCGACGCCCACCAGCCGCGTTCGTTGTCGCTGCGTGCGATGGCGCCGGCCACGGCACCAGAGGCATAGCGGCTGATGATCGCTTCACCCTGCTGCACCAGCACGGCTGGGTCGACCACGTAGACGCGCTTGGAGCCGGTCAGTGCGGTGGTGGTCTTGGCTGCATCGTCGTTGCTGTTCGGACCATCCTTGATGATGATCGCGCGCAGCTTGTCGGCGATGCCCAGCAGTTCGGCGATGACCGGGTTGGCGAGCACGGTGTCCGGGCTGGCCGGGTCGGCCGGATGCACGTGGGTGAAGCCCGGTGCCACCAGGATGCGCGGCTTCACGCCGACGATGGACTTGGCGGCGAGCAGTGCGTGCACGCCAGAGTACGCGCCGGTCTGTGCGTTCACGCCGCCCAGGACATTGGCCAGGGTGGCACTGTCGGAGGCGCCGCTCTCGACACGGATCACGACCACGACGGCCGACGACTGGTCGAAGATCGCGTCCAGTGCGCCCGGCAGGGTGCCGGCTTCGGTGCCGGCCTTGGCCGACAGCTTGGCAGCCTGCGACGGCGAAGTCACCAGGACGGGAGTGTTGATGGGGAATGCGTCGGCGTCAGCCAGCGGTGCGGTGCCGACGATACCGATCACGCTGGTGGATGCGACGGCGATCGAGCGGGCACCGGTGTCGATGTTGACGACCTGTACGCCATGGAGAAATTCGGTCATTCGGAGAGGTTCCTCGGTGTGGTGGTGTGCCTGCAGATGCAGGCGACGTGTATATCTTCGGAAAAGGCGACGGCGGCGATAATTGCAGCCGTGGCCCGGTGATCGATCAGACCCAGCCGGAGGCGCTGACGCTGGCGCTGAAGGTGGAGACCTGTGCGTTGCCGCCGGCACGACGCAGGTGAACGCTGATGCTGGTGGAAGCACTTTCAAAGCTGGCGGACTTGGCCGGCACGCTGATGGATACGCCTGCGGAGCGCGACGTCGCCAGCGATGCGAAGGTCGGTGCACTGGTGCTGAAGTACGCCGCTCCCTGGTTGCTCACGCTGAACTGCACGTCGTACTCGGAGGCGTTGGCACCGGCCGGAAGCCAGCGACCGGACGCCACGACGGTGTTGCTGTTGTTGCCACCACCGGTGACGCTTCGGCGGATGCTGTAGTTGCCGTCGGACAGCATGTCGATCGAGACCGATGCCGATGCCGAGCCGGTCGAGTTGGTCTTGGCACCGTTGCTTGCCGAATAGCCCTGGCCATGGAACGGCAGGCGATAGCTGGCGCTGCCGCGCGCCGCCCACAGGTTCGATACATCCATGCCGCCGACGCGATAGCCGACGTCGGCACGCTTGCTGCCGTACTGGATGTGGGCGTATCGGCGGCTGAGGTCGGTGCCGCCTACACGCCGACCGCAATCCTGCGCGATAGGACCTTCCACGTAAGGATCGAACAGGTCGTCGAAATCGACGCCTGCCGAGCGGTATCCGCTGGCCATGTCAGCGCTCCGCCTTCAGCGCGCGCACTTCGGCGGCCAGTTCCTGGATGGCTTTGGCCATGACCGGAAGCAGCTGGTCGAGCTTGATCGAGGCAACGCGTTCGCCGTTGAACTCGACACCTTCCAGGTTGACGGCTTCGGGTACGAGTTCGGCAAGCTGTTCGGCTACGAAGAACAGGCGACGGCGACCGTCGGGGTTGTACTCCGGTTTGTAGTGACCGGTGGCCAGTTCCATCCGTTCCACTTCCGCCAGACCATATGGCTGGGGACCTTCGATAGTCTTCAGTTTGCGCGAAGAGCCGAAATCGAATCCGGCTGGCGTGCTGAAGCCGTTGGTGCCAGCGTAGAAGAGCTGGTTGAAGGCGCCATTATTCCCGTTGCGAATTCGCCCAACAATCGCGTCTCCGTTCTGCGTATAGAAGTAGGCGTGATGAACGCCATCCTCCATTGCAAGGGCGCCGCCGTAAGAGCCAGACGAGATCACGCCGGCGTTCTGCGGTGAGTTCGGATCGAAACCGCCACCGGCGCGTATTCTCCCGGCCGCATTGATTGCTCCTTCGAAATAGGCGGCGCCGTTGTTCTTGTCGAATGCAAGGGTGCGGATCGCAGCGCCCGGTGGATAGCGCCACAATGAGTAGTGACCACCGTTGTCCAGAACGACCCGCCATCGCAGGGCGCCGCCGGCATAGCCATAGTCCTGCATGATCTGCTGCGTATCGGCGCCGCCAAGCATGTGAGACAGGACGCCATTCATCGTGTCACCGGTTTTGCTGACCTTGCCTACTGGATCGAAGTTTCCACTAGTCCAGATGGTCCCGCCGGTGTTCAAGGTGGCATTGAAGCCTCCTTCGGCGCTCTTGAAGGTGAATGCAGCGCCAGACTTGAACATATAGCTGTCACCCGAGCCAAAGTAGATGACACCATCGGTTGCAACGCTCCCCCAACCTGAAACACGAAGGGAATTGTTCTTGACGGTGACAGCACCAGTGAACATACCGCCCGCCACATCCATCTTCGACTCCGGCGCAAAGTTGCCGGCATGCCACATCGAAGAGCCGTTCCAGCGCGGGGTGTCGCCGTGCTTGATGGTGATCTCACTGCTGGCCGCGCGATCATTGCTCCATACCCGCCACAGGCCCGCGTTCGCCCAGCCGCCGATGAACGATTGCTCTGCACCCTGGGCGCCAAAGCCCACCAGCGGATACGTTCCGCCGACAAACTGCTGGTCGGTGAAGCTGTTCGTGCCCTTGGATGCCTTGCCGTCCAAGGCAGACTGCAGCCCGGTAACATCGCCGATGACATGCTTGTGGCCGACCGTAGCGAAGTCACCCGCCAGGGCGAACGCGGACGCGTGCTTGCCGTCCAGGGTGTCAGCGTCCAGGCCATTGCCATGCCCGATGTCCTTCAGCGCGGCACCCTTCAGCTCCAACGCGCTGCGTGCGGCGGCCGTGGTTGCGGCAGACAGCAGCGTCCTGGCCAGCGCAGTCGGTGCAGCAGCGCCAAAGCGCTTGTCGGTGAATGCACGCAGGCCGCGCGGGGTCACCGCGCGCTGGGTGTCGGCCGCGTCTTCTGCCTCGATGTTGGTGGCCAGCTCGACCACACCCAGCACCTCGGTGGTGGCCGGTGGGTAGATGAACTCAGCGTTGCCGAACTGGATCTGCGTGATGTCCACCTCGGTGAAGCGCGCGTCCGTGGCAAGCAGCAGCATCGAGGCCGCCGACTTTTCCAAGATCGGATCGGTCTGGACGTAAGTGGCGAACAGCGTGCCATCGGCCAGGTACAGGCCGAAGCCGCGCAGCGAATAGGCGGTGGTGCTGTCGTCGCGGATGGTCACGTGCAGCGTGTCATCGCCCACTGCCTGGCCGCCGAAGGTGGCGACGCGTTTGATCTCGCCTGGCAGCGCGGTGAGGCTGGCCGAAGGCGTGAACGCGGTGGACGTCAGGCCGATCTGGGTAATCAGAACGGCATTGGTGCCGGTGTTCGGCGGATTGACCAGCTTGGCGAAGCCGGCGTCGGTGATTTTCAAGCGCATGCGGGGTTTACTCTCCGATCAGTTGGATGCGGCGGAAGGCCGTGGCGTGTGCGGCTGCAAGCGCGCCGATTGCCGCGTCGGCCTGCATGCCCTGGGTGAAGGTGAAGTGCGAGCGCACCGGCTTGGTGCGGGTGATCTCACCGATGACGTCGTCGACGAACATGGCGGTGGCCGAGGTGCCGCCCTGGTTGGCAATGGTCATCACCGCTTCAAAGGTGTGCGGCGGTCCCTTCGGCTGCAGCTGCCACCATTCGCGGATCAGTACCGAACCCCCGAACGCTGCGACCACGTCGCGGACGCTGCCGGCCGTGCCCTTGCGCCGCTGGATGGCGATCGCTGCGCGTACCCGCGCGCGTTTCACCGGTTCGGGCCAGTAGGCCTTCCATTCGTCCACCGAGAGCGCCCATGCCAGCCAGGGCAGCAGCGCGGCCGGACAGCGATCGGCATCCCACAGGGCGGTGATGTCCACCGGCAGCGGGCGGGCAACGATCGCCCGCGAGAGCGCGCGCTCGGCGTGGGTGGCATTGGGCGGCAGCAGGTTGGCCGATGACGGCACCCGGACCTGTGCGTCGGCGTCGATGATCACGCCGGGCACAGGCGCGGCTGCGAGGGTGACCACGCCACCGTTGATGGACACATCGTTCAGGCGCCGGCGTCCCTGCCCATCCGTGCGATACACCGCCTGCACCGTTGCGAGCATGCCGCCGGGATGGCGGAACACCTGGTTCTTCCCATCAACCGCGCCACGCAGACGGGCATTGACCAGCCGCGTCGCGAGGTCACTCATCGTTGCCACCGTGGGCCAGCGTGACGGCGGTGCAGTACGTGGCCTGGGTACGGTCCACCACTACGTCCGCGGCGGGGCTGTCGATCACCACGCGTTGTACGCCTTCGGCATGCAATGCAGCGAACAGCCCGGAGCGGGTCACGTCGCGGCCGAGTCGATGCGATTCGACGATGTAGCGATCCAGGCGCGTGCGTGCTTCAGCCAACACGACCTGCGAGTCGGGACCGGCGAAGGTGTACAGCGTGGCGGTGACGGCGTAGTTGATGATCGTCGCCGGCTTCACCAGCACGTGATCGGTCAACGGGCGCACGTCATCGGCGCTCAGCTTCGCCTCGACCACGTCAAGCAGGCCCTGGGTGGCGGTGCCGTCGGCTTCACGCGACAGCACCGACACCACGACCTCACCGGGCGTGCTGCTGGTGGCGCTGGCGTCCAGCACGCGCGGATCCGCGCTCAGTGCATGGAATACATAGGCACCTTCCGGTCCCGCAACGCTGAAGCCCTCCGGCCCCAGCTGGATGCGGCGACGGAAGTCCTCGTCGTTTTCATAACGGGGAAGGATGCCCTCCTGCGGCTTGCCCGGATCGAGTACCAGGCGTGTGATGCCGAAGATCGCCGCCAGCTGGTCCAGGTCGCTGCCCACGGCGTAGGCCAGCATCACGCCGCGCGCGGCGTCGTTGACGCGTTGGCGGTCGAGCAGGCGCAGGTAGGTGCAGACTTCGAGGATCTTGAAGGCGGGATCCGACGGCAGCAGCGCGTCGAACGTGGGGTCCAGGGCCTGCAATGCCGTCAGTGATTCATCGAACATGGCTTCGAAATCGAGCACTTCGATGACCGCCGGGGCCGGCAGCTGGGAGAGAT